GTCCTTTTGAGAGTGATAATCAATTTCAAAATAAGGGGGAGTCACTCAAAATTGTAACTCACCTTCGGATGAAATGCTCCATCTCGGTTCCACCTTTTCGCCAAAGTGTTCTTTGTTGTGACAATCAACGCACACTGCCTCAAGGTTCTCGTGGTTCAAAGCTATCTCCGGATCATTCACAAGCCTGTCATCCAGGTATATCTTGTGATGCACGATCTTGGCCGGAACTATCCTGCCTTTAGCCAGGCATCTCTCGCAGAGTGAGTGAGTGACCAGATATGACTGCCTGCATGTCTCCCACGCTTTACTGTGATAGAACCTTCCTGTCACGCTCTTAGCCATATTTCCTCCAAATAAAAAGCGCACCGTGCCTGGTGCGCTTCCACTTATTCAAGAAAGGATCAACGAAATTCTGCTGCGTGTGGTGTATGTCGTTAATCAATCAATTACTTTATATCATATAATTTATTCTCATGGTTTCCCATTCATTCCGCACTTTTGAGAATTGCCACTTCTTCAAGCGGAATGTACGGGAAAACTGCATCAAGAGCCTTATTCCTATACTCTCGGTATGTCTGGCTCTTCTCATAATTGTAGAGCTTGCCTGCCTCTGTCCAAGTGAGCCTGTTAATGTACACAGCGATCAGGAGACCACGCAGCATTGTTTCCTTCACATTGTTGATCACGTGCAGAGTCCTGATGTTCTCTGACGAGAGATCTTCGAGTTTCCTATCTATGCGTTCGCAGTAGATCGAATACTCGATGTTCTTGGACTCGGTAGCATTCTCACCATTCTGTGTCGGAATGTGTTCGGAATCGTACTTGCCTATGCCTGACATCGAAGACAGGATCGCATCACGATGGATGACGAGCTGCTCGATCTCGATGTCCGCATCCCACATCCTTGATAACCAGACGTGAGCATCATGTTGCTGATCTGTCATAGGAACCTCCCTTCCTGATGTAATACTTGCATACACCCACGTTAGATACTGCGCATTGGAACCGCTGGCAGTAGAATATACCGCTCTGTTCATCAGACCTGCGCTTGTAGCATGTTAAGGTATTGAACGCACAGTCAGAGCAGAGATAGTAATCATTTGTCGTAGTATTGTTAACATCCATCATGGCTCATCCTCCATCTGTTCGATACGGATATACAGATACCCGTCACCGTCAGGAGCCTGAGTCTTAACAGAAGTCTTGACCACTACCTGAGAGTCATCCTTCCAGAACTGGCAAGCACTGAGACAATCGAGACAGCTCTTCTCAAGATTATCGAGATCCGGACGTGTCGTCTTCCATTCGACCTTCCTGCACTTCTTCAAACCGAATCGCCACTCAATGAAGATCTTCACAGGCCCCTCGATCGGAAACTCCGGAGCATACGGTACGAGCTGATACATGAACGCTTCCTTCGCCAGCTTCACTTCCTTCTTCTCATAATGGTGTACATGTCCGTGAATGATAGTGACACCCTTCTGCTGTGCAGTCCTTGTTGAAGGATTGCCAAGAATCTTAATCTCGATTGGATCCATCTTCACAACCTCCAAACAACGGAATCTCATTATCATCAATGACCGTTACGCAACAATAATGCGGAACAATGAGAAGTCCTTCCTCATACTGTTTTCTGAACTTAGCCTCAAGAACGGCTCTCTCACTATAGGGAATATCAAGCTCGAATTTGATAATTACCTTTTTCATCTTTACCACCTTCTCTCATATCAGCTCCGCACCACGGGCAATATCTATAACTCCATTCGAGAGGATGACCAGCCATCTCAGAGCAAAAGTCTTCCTTGCAGTTTGAACAGTGCCAGATGTTTAACATTTCATCAGTCTCGGTCAACTGTTCCCATTGACCACGAGGTCTCTCTTCGTATTTGCCTATGATTTCATAGTCGCCCTCTATCTCTCCCTTAATGTCAACTACATACTTCATTCGTCATCTCCTCCATAACCACTGCACTCGTGCTTGTGAGAGCAGAACTCACAGTCACACTCGTCTGTATAATTGCCAGTGCTCCAGCAAAGCTCATTAGGTTCCATTTGTTTTTCCTCCCATCTCTGCTCCACAGAACTCACAGAATTTACTCATGCCCTGGTGCTTGTGTCGGAATCCTCCGCAGGCTGAACACTTGAAACCTCTAACCCGGAGCTGACCGCCACCAGAGAGAGGTTCGTCAAACTCTGTCGCTAACCATTCAGCGGAAGCAGACCTTGTTTCCTTCTTTTCTTCTATCTGTGCCATCACCTGTTTTCGGAAGCACTCGTCACCCGTCAGAGAGTAGATGCACTCGACCGCAGCCTTGAGAAGATCTGACCACGAATCGGAGCTCGTATTCTTGATCAGGTACTTCCTGCACTCGGATGACTTGGTTATGTTCACGGCAGCCTTCTGCAAGTGATCGCACCATGCGTTATATGTGTCTGTGTATTGCTTTGTCGAAATCATAATTTTTCGGAGCTCCCTTTTTTAATTTTTGGAGACCGCAGTTATCTCCCGTAACGGATGGAAGGGCGGGCTCTTTGAGCCCTTCCATCACGTGTAGGGATATTTCGGAAATTCGGAGATATTTCCTTATATAGTCGGTCTCCGAATTCCGAATTTAGCAAATCGGTATCAATCTGTTCGAAAACTCGCCCTTACGACATAGTGTCCATCGAACTCAAAAAAGTATGAATCTTCGATGTATTTTTTGAGAGTTTTGTCCGAGACGGAAGATGCTTTTACCATCTTCGAGAACCGAGCTTTGCCATCCTCCTGCACCTCGTTGAATGCCTCATCAATGATCTGGTTCTTTTCGGCTTCGGTCTTCTTATTCTGGTTCTGGATGTTCGCCTCCGGAGATCCTTCCACGTTGGCATTATCCAGAAGGCCCGTGCTGTCGACATAGTGGATCGGGAACTTGAAGAAGATGTTGATGGGATCCACATCCTTGAAGTCACGAAGCACGAATGCGAGCTGCATCGGCTTTTCACCGTCTGCTATCTGCTGACCAATGGTCTCAAGGATCGCCCTGTCGGGATCCAGGAAGGACAGGTCGCAGATGGCATCCGCATCACGGGAGAAGACACCTGAACCGGAGCCACGGTCTATTACCTTCTTATTGCCCACCGTTCCTTTCGGATGGTGATGGTCATAGATGATGGCAGCGCCCGTCTCGTGTGCTATCTTGTCCAGAGCGTTACAGAACGTGCTGATGGCTTCGGCAGAGTTCTCATCACCCTGCTGGACCTTGTACAAGGGATCAAGGATGATCGCCTTATACGGGCCTGTGTTCTTGCAACGTCTGATTACCTTCGCAGCGAGCTTCTCGAGCGGTACAGCGAATCCTCGGAGGTTCCACGGTACGATGTTCCTGCAGGTCTCTTCGCTGAACTCCCAGCCGTTAGCCTGGTAAATTGCCTTAAATCGGTAGAAGAGGGAAGCCTCTTCTACCTCAAGGTTCATGTAAAGGACTTTGCCCTGCTTACAGGGGAATCTGCCGAGCCAGTCCTTACCTTCTGCGATGCAGACAGCGATTTCCTGTGAAAGACATGTCTTGCCTGCCTTCGACTCACCAGTGATGATCATCTTGTTACCTTCACGGAGTATTCCTCCGATCAGCTCCGGAGACAGAGCAGGCGGATCCTGTAACTGTGACCAGAAATCTGTCAGCTCAGGAAGGTCATCATCAAGTGAACCGATGTAGTCTATCCATGCTTCCCAAGATTCACAGCCGATATTCGTGGCTATCAGATACTGCTTCTTGTCGCCTCTGGTTATGCCCGGAAGACGTGAGAGCCTTGACGGGTTCTTGTTCTTCGTGTCGATCTTCAAGCCTGACTTCTCACAGGTCTGATAAAGGAACTGCACCTTCCTGACATAGTCGTCTTTGTCTATCGCATTGATCTTGACGATAGCGTGAATGGACTTACCACCCGAGTGAACGAGAGCTGCGACAGGAAGCTGCATCTGCTTGATCAGGGAATACTGCTTTTCGAGTGCCAGATCGTCACACTCCACGAGAGCATAACGGAAGTCTGTTACGTTGGCATTAGCCACACCGTTACCGTCTAACGGGTTAAAGCGTACCCAGGCTCCTGCAGCCTTGTTATACGTTCCGAGGGAGTTTGATATGTCTGTCTTGTCACGAGCCAAGATGGTCAGGATCTCGCCTGCAGTAAAGCGGTAGTAACCACTGTTCGCAGGATAGTATTTGATCTTTTCCTCATCCTGTTTCTTTGCTGACTGCAGGCAGATGCCGACATACTCATCCGGCTGGAAGAGCGTATTGATGTATGTAACCATCTGCTCATACGGGTTCCACGGATCAGGAGGACCGGGAATGTCTTCGACTTCGACATAGCCTTCCTCTACGAGAGGAACGATCTTGTCCACACCTATCACCGCATCGAAGGCGAGGAACTCGGGAGCCTTCTCTACCTTGTGAGGCTCCCAGCCTCCCTCTTTAGCCTTCATGGTGATGTATGCGCCTGTCGTGACAGTGCCGGCATCTTCACGGAACGTATTCCACTTCTTCTCACACTCTCCTGGATGATACTTGCTCGAACCTTGAGACCACTTATCCCATTCAGCGCAGGTATAACCTTCATGCTTGAGGGCCATTCCTACCTGATACCAGACCTCATAATCGTCAGGTGATATGTAATTCAATAATGGTAAAAGGTCGAACTTATCCATAATCAGATCTCAAAAGGCATATCATCAGGCTTTGTAGGTGCAACAGATGCTTCGGAATCGATGTACCTGTCTACGTTCATGAATGTCTTAGGCTGGCCATCGGATCCCGTGCTCTGTGTGAGCTTGATGTGGCACTTGCCTTCCTTGCCGATCGCTGCATCGAAGTCCATCTTGAACTTCTGGCCATGCTTCTTCATTCCGAGAGAACGGAAGAAGGAAGAGAGCTTCCATTCAAGGTTCTTGTTCATGTAGAGACGATCCTGTACGTTAGCGTTGCCCTTGTCGGAAAAGATCTTGAGCTTAACGATGACCATCGGACATCCTAAACCAATCTTGGTGGAGCTGCCGTTGTAGATAGCCTTCTCGTATTCCTGCATCATGAATCTGTAATCACCCTCGGGGAGTGTCACGAACTCCTGTTCTGCATCGTTCTCGATCTCATCATCCCATCTCATGAAGTTATTCTCTTCGTTTGCCATAGTTAGATACCTCCTAATACCTTTCCGTAAATTGCTTTGTATTCATCGTTCGTGGTGTCCACGTTGATGCCGTACTTCGTAATGAAAGACTTCTTGTCTTCCGGTGTCATTGACTTGACGTACTCCCTGATCTTGGCTCTGTAGTCAGGCTCTTTTGCCTTCGCTTCGATGCCTTCAAAGAGATGTTTAATCTGGTTAAACTCCATCGGCATTGAGTCCGGCAGTCCGTATCTGTTCTTCGCATCCCAGCACGGATGGTGAGAAGCATACATGATGCGCTTGCCACCTGTAGCCTTCTTGCTCTTTGTTGCCTGGTCAGTGATAACGTCTGTCTTGTAATTGCAGAAGAGCACGAGATCTGCCCATTCCTTGAGCAGAGGTGCGACCTTCTTGGTGAGCTTCATCTCCCAGCGGTCGTATGCGCCCATCTCGTCAGGCTGCTCGAACTTTCTCATTGAAGCGTGAGCCGTGAATACCACGTTCACACCCTGTGCGATCAGCTCGTCACACTTCCTCAAAAGCGCTGTAAAGTCATCTGAGAGGTAGACATAGCCTTTACCATATCCGACATCCTCAATGCCCTTTACACCCAAGCGTGAGCACGTGTGAGAGATGCAGAGCGCCTCTGCCCAGTCTGCCGTATCAATAACGAGAGTCTTACCGGGCATCGCTTCCATAAAATCGTTAATGTAGGTGATGATGTCGTTCCAAGTCTCAGGAGACGGGTAACGTGCTACATCAAGTTCTTTTGTCGAGCCTTCCGTGTCGATGAAGACAGGATCGGGAAACTGTGCTGCGAGCGTAGACTTACCGATGCCTTCGGGACCGTAGACCACGCACTTCTTAGCTGACTCGACTTTCCCTCTTGTAATGGGAATTGCCATTTCCTTATTACCTTCCTTTCTTGAATTTTTTATTGTCTCTAATAATTTGAGATACTGTTTAATGTCCTGTGCCTTGCTCATGCGACCACGGCCTTCCAGTCATAACCTTCTTCATAAGAACCGCTGCATGTGAATGGCTTGTACTGTGAGCTCTTGGATCCAAACAAACGGCATCTGACGTTGTTGATCGCCTGTGCCTCCGACACGGCCCATGTCTCGCCTGCCTCTTTCCACTCATCCAGGTCAAGCCCACTTTCGTTTCGAGTGCCGTAGACTTCCGGATAATCAGTAGCGAAGTAGTGGCGATAGTAGACCATAAACTTAAGTTTTCTTTTCGCCATAAGCATCCTCCGTCATAGGTGAACCGCAGTGAGGACAGTACATGTACTTGGCTATGACCAGGCTCTTGCAGCTTGAGCATCTGTAGCTGATGTACTTCTTCTGTGGTACTGATATCCAAGAACCGTGCGGTCTCTCGAAGTCCTTCCTGCCCTGTGCGTAGCCTTTGTCGTATGCTTCGTAGATCACTCTGTGCATCCTGGCTACGCAGCCGTTTAAGTTCCTGTAATGTTTAGCCATAGGAATCACCTGATCCTGATAGAAGCGGTCTGCTGCAGATGCGCAAGACCTGTTAAGTCCTTACCAGCTTTGAGATCATCGAGGATCTTCTTCTTATCGACTTCCGGTTCTCTGATACGCAGATACTCTGCAGGCACGTTCTCGATATACTGCTCATCCATGACGACTGACGGTGCGTTATTCTGAATCGATGTGGTGAATGTTCCGCACTGGATCTTCTTCTCACCTGCAGCGGTCATGGCATCCTGCATGAGAGCCTTTAATCTTTTGATAGCGTTCTCTTTAGCCTTACGTTTGGCATTAAGGCGCTCTTCCTCTTCCTTCAAGCCTGCGATCACTGCCTCTTCGTTCTTGATGTACTTGCAGCAGTTCTCGAGCTTAATGGCCAGATCTTCTGTGGCAGTCTCAAAAGCACCAACGAGCGCTTCATCATCGACCAGCTCATCTTCCAAGATGGACCACAGGGTATTAAATTCATTTGTAAGTTCGTAAATATTAGGCATAATGGTTATCCTTCCTTTATTTGTTTTTGAATTGTGTTAAATGAAATTCCGTTTGAACCAAAAATGAGAGCATTAAAACAATTTACTAATTCTTCATAAGCGAGCAGAAAACTTTTCTCATCACGAAAACATAGATATATTGCTTTTGCGTTGCCATCGGAATTTCCGTGTTCTAACACCGTGCAATCAAAAATGCGTTTGTTAGTGGAAAACGATAAGTTACCTACTTGATATTCGGTTGTTTTGAACCCTTCAACAAAAGGTTTAAGTAGTTCGTAATGCTCAAGCGGATATTTAATACAATATGAATCGCCAAAGACTGAACCGATCGTACAGTTAGGTTCTGCTTCCAAAAGAAACCTGCATGTTTTAACAAATTCATTTCTGGCTTTAGCATCCATTGTCGTTATCCTCCCTTTTATATGGGGCAGGTAAATATGCCCAAGCGTTTATGTGTTCTTGTTCATATTCGTAAAGTCCGTCATCTTCCCACAGCGTTCCGACAAAAGCCTTGTATTCATCAACAACGGTGTCGACATAGAAATAACCTGTTTGTACTTTTAGTTCGTTATCGAATGAAATAAGCAATCTCACATCTTCGCTTGGGAGGTCGCCTACATAAGTAGTTTTGATATGGGCAGACTTACCTAAATAATGCTTAATGCAATCTATCTCGTCTGGAGTGAGTTCTCTTCGCTGTACAATGTGCCATTCGATATTTGCCATACTGCACCTCACACCCAGTAAGCGACTTCTACTAACCTTCCACCCTTCTTAGGCATCTCGAGGTAGAGCTCGTTCTTGTAGATCCATCCGCAAGTGATGCACAGGTGCTTCTCGGAACACTTGAAAAATCTCTTGGCATATTTGACGATGTCTGTCTTACGGTCAGTCTTGACCACATATCTCTTGATCCTGTTAGATCCTGTTTTTCCTTCAAAAATCTGCATTGTTCGTTAACCTTCCTTTCTTGAATCACCATTTCTGGGAAAAATCGACATAGTCTTCATAATGTGGAAGCTCTACATCCGCAGTCCTGTGGTCATTTATCTCTATTACCTGGGGAGCCTTTTCCGCAGCTTCGAGCTTCAATTTCAGATGCTCGTTCTCTTCCTCTAATGACTCTACGAGCTGGTTATCCACCACGAGCTCGAGGATCATCCCAACGAATGCTCCAATCGCAAAAGCGGTCAAGCTGTAAATCAATGTTGTAGTAATCATGAATTGATACCTCGTTCACCTTTCTTTGTTTCTCTGTGAATGTGACTCTGTAGACGGACTTCCAACCTGTCGGCCATGCTCTGACCATGTCCATGTCTTCTACGTAGCAGTCGATCCAGCGCCCTCTTACTCCCGGTCCGGTGTCGGCCGTTCGGTATATCTTTCCATCCACCATGAGGTACTCACCATAGCCGTGATAGTTCAAATCGATGGCTGCTGTCGTGGGTATGTACCACTCATCGTGATACTCACATTCCTCTCCGCTTGAAGTGGCTGTTGACCATCCACACTCTTCTGAACAGTAAGCAGTGACGAAGTATTCACCGATATATTCCGCTTCGATCGCTATGTACTTCTCATACACGGGAACCTTAAAGTCTGTCAGTGCCTTTAGATCAGGCAGCACAGGTTTCGGTTCACAGTAAGTAGGTACTGATACGTTCTCTTCTTTGCCCGGAGCCTTACCCTTCTGGTGAACTGAATGTTCATCCGTTACGTAGTAAGTGATTCCATAAAAGAGACAGATGGAAGCGAATACCAACAGACGATTAACCGTCTTCACCACACGCTCTTCCGTCATGCTTCCTTCCTCTTGTAGATCTCATCGAATCTACCCTTCCACGCTTCATGCGCCCTGGTCAGCTCGTCATAGTCGATTACGGGTTCATCCATGAGCTTCTGCGCTATGTTGGCTGCTATCGCCTTCCGCTCTGCTCTGGTGAAGTCCTTGTGACCATAAAGGCAGTCATAAAGTCTTCTTCGTGACATGCACCCTGCGTGAGCCAGCTCAGTCGTGTTCTTGAAGTGGCGGCCAAGTGCCGGGTACAGTCCACATGAAGCAGTCATGTCACGACCTTTCGGGACAGACTGTCCACACCGTCATTAAAAAAAATCTCAATGAACTGCTCATCAGACAGATGGAGATAGGTCTTTAATGACATGATCTCGCCCTGATCGAAGTTACGCTCGCCATTCAGCTTCATGTGCAGGCTTTGCCTTGATATTCCTATCTTGTCGGCAAGCACAGATACCTTTACTCCGCTGTCTTGAATAACTTCTTTCAGCTTTTCGTTGTTCATGCTTTTACCTCGCTTTCTTGGGATTTTGAGGACACCTTGTCCACAACTTGACTATATCGCTTTGTTGACAACGTGTCAACATTTATTTCCGTTTTTGTTGACAAAACGGGACAATGTAATAAAATTGACACAAACGGAGGTCTAAAATGAACAAAGAAGAATCTAAAAAACAGTTTGGTAAGAATCTGAAAAAGTTAAGGACAGAAAAAGGTCTTTCACAGGAAGAACTCGCACGTGCGTTAGGCTTCAAGAACAGATCATCCATCAACAAGATCGAGATCGGAAGAAGCAACATCCCCACGGATAAAATCAAGAAGACAGCAGAAGTCCTCGGTATAAGTCCTCTTGATCTCTTCCAGACAGATGGCGAAGAGATCAAGGCTATGCTGGAAGAACTTACTGTTATGGATGTCGAAGATCTGAAAGCTCTTCATGCTGCGAGTGAAGCTCCCGGTGCTATGTTTGATATGGAGGAAAATACCGAGAAATACTTCGCTACAAGAACACGTGGTGTGATCGACACAAAGAAGCCTGAGTATGCTTCTCCTAAAGATTTGCTTATCTCAAGGAATGCCCTGCTCGATACTTACATGAAGTTATCATCCAAAAGCCAGGATGAACTGTTCAAGTACGCTGAATACTTACTTGCAAGGGAGAAGAATAAATGAATACTCCAAGATGGGATGGCGAGCGCTGGCGAATCCAGGTAAGGTCTGATGGGAAGAGAATGTCCTTCTCTTCCAAGACACCCGGAGCGAAGGGCCGAAGAGAATGTCAGCAAAAGTACGATAATTGGTACTATGGCGAGGTAAACGGAGATCAGACCGTTTTATCGGTCTGCCAGGACTTCATGGAAGATCTCAAGGCCAGACGAGGCATCCACGCTCCCTGTGTGGAAAACTACGACTACTACATCCGCCATTACATCGCTCCTAAGCTCGGCCAAAAGAAAATGCGAAAAGTTACCCTCCGAGATTGGCAGAGCCTCATAAATGAAGCTACAGGGCAAAATAAGCCACTGTCCGAAAAGACATTGAAGTCATTCAAGGCGCTGATCCAGAGCATCATCAAGTTCGGATATGATAACTATCAGTGCGAGCTCCTGCGTGGCCGTTTATATGTACCTAAAGGCAGACCGACACAGGAAAAAGAGATCCTGCAGACTGGTGACATTCAGCGACTCATGGAACCCTCCGACCTCTGGTACTATCCCCTGTTCGTATTTTTACTTGTCACGGGAATGCGCCCGAGTGAAGCACTCGGCCTGCAGGTCGATGACATAAGACCTGACCACGTTATACTGAGACGTGGTGTCAATTCACGTGGCTATATAACAGACTTGAAGAATGCCAGAGCGCACCGTACCATCCCGATCGGTTCACTCGCCAGTGGGATCATCAGGAAAACGATCGCCAGGAATGAAGAATATAACCTTCACACTAAATGGATATTCTGCTCCCAGCATGGTGAGATGGGCAGTCAGAATCAGATGGGCATACAGTGGAGAAAACTCAAAAACGAGCGTGACCTCCCCGGAACTGTTTATTCCCTCCGCCACACTTTCATCTCCATTATGAAAAACGTGCTCCCGGAAAATACCATCAAGGATGTGGTGGGCCATTCCAAGTCCTTCGATACGTTCGGAACCTATGGTCATATCCTGGATGGTGAAAACAGGAAAACGGCATCCGTTATCGACCTGACTTTCGGTGCCAATTTCGGTGCCAATGAGTCCGTAGATGGTGGACAAACCACATAAGCGGAAAACAGAAACCCACAAAACACGGACATTTTGAGCACTGATGCACGGACATACACTTGTATATAACAAGTAGCCACTTTTTCACAAACATAATAAGTAAAAGGCTTTGAGCCTTGTGCATTTTATCTTCGGTGACATTTCGGTGCCATTTGAAAAATGTTATAATAAAAGA